TGTAGTGGTCAGGGTTGTTGACAACATCTTGTTCCTCGTCGTCGTCAAAGGGATTCATTTCGGCTTCTGCCATGTCAAGATAAACCGTCATCAAAGACTCGTCTATTGTGCGCTTAGGGGCTTCTACTGGCGGGTGCTGCTTGCGTAGTCTATCCCAGTCTTGGGGTGTTGCGTTATTAATGCTCATCTTCTAATTCCTCTTCTCTATGCCTAATTAGTCGGTCTTCAAAAGCGTTTAGTAAGTCTTCACTTGTTATGTTGAGTGTCTCTAAGATAAGCACTTCATCACTGTCTCTGAGAAAAGCCTCTCTGTACTCTTCAAATGTATAGGCCATTAGACTTTCTTCCTTTTAATGTACTTGGTCATTTCCTTGGCTGTGTCTATAGTGTAATGCTTAAAGCCTTGCTTGTCACACCACTCACCCATTGTTATCTTACCACCCTTCCGTACCTTCTTGTGTGGATTGCTGAGAACAAACACTAACTCCCATTCCGGCATTGAGTCTCTGATAGCCGTGTACTTCTGTGTGTCACCTACTCTAAAGAATCCTTTACACTCAATCAGCACTGCCTTGTCTTCATGTACGAAGTCCGGTAGGTACTTCCTGTGTGTAGTGTAGGGCAGCCCGTATGGTTCAAACTTGTACTGCCCGTCTAGCTTCTCTGATAAGTTCTTCTCTAGTCCTGACCTAAAAGCCTGTTTCATCTAAAAGAATCTCCCTTACCCGTGGCTCATTAACTACGTTGACTAAATACTTTGGCCCGTAAGCGTAGTTGAAGACTCTTAAATTTGGATAACAGTGGTCTTTGAACTGACAATAAGAGCAACCAATAGAGAGCTTTGTATTTCCTGATTTGCCGTCTGGCACTGGTTGGGTACACCACTCCGTTGGTTCTGGCTGCTCTACTAGCTTTTTTACATGTTCTATCCTTTCGGTAATAGGTGCCTTGAGTATTTCATAGACAGGAGATTGTTTGTCTTCTAGGTCATACTTTAGATAAGTCAAATGACCGTTGGCTTTGTCCATCGCTAACCAGCCAAACTTAGTCTCTCCCTCTGCGTGTGCGTATGCTTTGATTTGATCAATGTAACCAAACGGGTCATCAAACGCCAGTGAACCATCTTTAAACTTCTTAAAGCCAAAACTACTGGCTGACTTAACGTCTGTAACTACTCCGTCTATAGAGCAATCCATGTGACCTACAATACCGTTTACCTTACACACCTTCTGTTCATTTGTTACTGTGTGTCCTGCCATTCGTGTCAAGAAGATCAGCATCTCTTCAATCAAGTGACCATACATAAACTTGACATAGGTGTGTGGCTGTATCTCTTCCTTCTCTGTGCCATTAAAGTGATTCCAGAGGTACTTGTCAGTGCGGCCAATATTCGACAAGCGTAGCTTGCGGTTATCCTCTCGCTTCTTCCGACCAAACTCTGTACGCATCAGCGCCTTCACACCTTCCCCAAACTTCTCTATCTCCTTCTCTACATCTACAGATGGGTCAGCATCCTTGCTTTCCATCAGTGCGTAGATGTCGTCTACTAGATTATCCGTTGTTTTTTCAGTAGTCATGTATCACTTCCAATATCATTTCGTTAGCTATAGCGGCTGGTAACCTAAACCACTCGTTGATGTTGTCGCACTCCTTTGCCAGCCTTACATGCGCTGCTGACTCCGCTGCTCTCCTGTCGTCTACATCGTAGGTATACAACAACGTGTAGTCTCTGAAGGGTGATGATGTTTGGTAGTTCTTTAATCTATCTTCCGAATCTACAGCCATTCCTACCTTTACCCAACCTTCCCATGCAGGGTTCGTGATTATATACACCTGACCCTGTGGGTTGTCTTTGTAGTTCTCTAAGGAACTAAAGGCTGCATCTTCAAAACCTTTGTATCTGCCTGCTTTGTACAGTGGATGTGTCTTCTTAACCTCAACACCGTTAACCCACATTCTTTTGGCATCTCTTGCCTGTACCGCTGATTTGTTATCCTTATAATATTTACCTTTAGTGGGTGTCCGCCCAACTGTTGCCAACTTTGTAGTCTCCTGCGAGGGGGCAGTTGAGCTTGTAAAAAAGTCCTGCTGCTTCGACACAGCTTGTTGCGAGTCTTCCGAAAACCTCTGCTTTCTCTTCTCTGACCTCTGTCTGGATTTCATCGTGTATGTTCCCTATGATATGATAATCTATACCCCATATTGTAGCATATTCGTCAAGCAAACACAAGGCTTTCTTCATAATGATAGCGCCTGCTGACTGGAGTAAACTGTTTAACGCCGCGTGGCTTGATCGTATAGCGACCCTTCTTCTATCCAATCCAAGAACATAGCCTCTTCCAGATGCCACTCCAACTCGTTCTCGTAGTCTTCCAAGAGCTGGCGTATTTGCAAGGAACTTTTCCTTAAGTCGTTTACCATCCTTTGCAGTTCCGCCAACGATACTTCCGATCTTTGCGTCCCCTGCTCCATAAAGGAAAGCGTATATGAAAGTCTTTGCTTGGTCTCTAGTTTCAAGGCCCGCAGCCAACTGGTTTGCCGTGTGAATATCTCCCGTGAGTATTTCATTCGTGTATCCTTCGTCGTCCATATAGTGAGCAAGCATACGCAACTCTAAACCGCTTGCGTCCATACCTACTAACTTGTAACCCTTTGGTACAGTCCAGACATCTCTACATTCACGGCCATAAGGCGAGTAGACTGCTGGCACTTGACCCATGTTAGGGCTTGAGTGTGTCATACGGCCCGTTACAGCGCCGTTAGCATTTACGTAACCATGTACTCTACCGTCATCCTCTACGGCGTCTAACCAGCTCTGCACCTGCGCGATACGCTTTTGGATCATCAGGTACTCACCAATCAAAGCTGCTTCCGGTATTCCTTTCACTTTGCGTAGCACTGCCTCGTCAACGATGGGCTGTCCTTTCTCAGTGAAACTGTCGGGCTTCCAGCCGTAATATTGTAAATGTCTACCTATCTGCTGTCGTGATCCTAAGTTGAATACAGGGAACTCTATGCGGCTGAACGAGCCTTGTACCTTCTCCCAGTCGTCGCCAAGAAACTTGAGTCCAACAACAGACTGCGTACCATCCTTTTTAATCTTGGGTGTAACTTGTTTGACAAATGTCGGTAACGGTTTGAAAACCTCATGCACTTTGTCTTCCAACTCATACTTCTTCTCCTTTAACTCTGCTAACAATATAAAGGCTTTCTCTTGATCTAACGTCCAGCCTCGTTTAATCTGTCTTGCAATAATCGCCTGTGTTTGATGCTCAAGTACAAGGCATTCGCTTCCAAAACCAGTAAGTTCGTTGAGCAGTATCTGGTACACACGTTCATTAAGTGCAACGTCTTGCTTACCGTAGTCCACCATAGCTTGAGAAAAGTTAAGCCAATCATCATAATCTCCCTTGGCAAAGTTTAACTTATCGCCCCAACTCTCTAAGGAATGACCACCATCTCTTGAGGGCTGTGACAACCGTGACATCACTAATGTATCTACTACTTCACACTTACTAAAGTCAGTACCTAACAACCTTTCGCAGACAGGTATGTCAAATGCAATGATGTTGTGACCTATTACTTTGCACTCTCCCATATCTTTTATGTACTGGCTAAAGGTAGAGACTGTGTCGCCGGAGAACAGAACAAACTCTTTAGTGTCTCTCTCGTAGGCCCATACTAGCCACACCTTGCTAGGGTCTAAGCCGTTTGTCTCAATGTCAAATACTATTTCCCGCATTTAAAACTCCGCGTTACTGTCATCCGATATAGGGCAGGCAGTCTCAATCATTCTACCTGAGTCCTTATCATAATACAGGTAACAGGCAGGCCCTGTCAATCCCACGAACCTGTTTTTTAACACTCTGACGCAAGTTGTATTACGTGTCTCTGGGTCTGGATGTTGCTGGTCACGCTCTAAACCGATAACTATGTCGCTAAGTTGCGCGATTGCCGCCGATCCTCTGAGTTCTCCCAAACTAATCTTACCGCCGTCCTCGTGCGCCTTCTGACCTGACGGTCGGCGTAGGTGTGACACTAAGAATAATCCAACTCCAGTCTCCTGCACCAGCTTGCGTAGGTTGGTCATGATGCTGTCGATGGCTTTACGCTCGTCGCCGTTATCCTGATCCGATACTACAATGCTGAGGTGGTCTAGGATGATCCACTTGCAGTCCAATCCTTTAGCCATGTACCTGATGCGTCCTAGCAGGTTGTCTTCACTGGTACTGCCCCAGTGGTCAAACAGGTAGACACGCCCTGAGCCTAACGTCCTGTCCCAATAACCTTTCTTCTCGTCCTGTGTTACTGTCTTGTCAAGATGTAGCTGTTTGTTGGCCTCGATTGACATGATACCTAGCGCCGTCTTGGGAATGTCCTCTTCCAGTGCTAAAATACCAATGTTATCTTCCGTAGCGCCTAACAGGTAATGCTCCAACTCTCTGACTATTTGCGACTTACCCATGCCTGAGCCGCTGGTGATAGTGACGAGTTCTTTCTCTCTGAAGCCGTGGGTGTACTCGTTGAGGCATTCCCACGGATACGGAATAGACCGTACATTTTGCTGCTCAATAATCGAATCCCAAGTATCGCTACCTGCAATAATACCATCAGGACGATAAGCTTTAGCATTCCACCACTCCTTTACAAAATCCGCTACCTTGCGGGCCTTCAACATGTCGCCTGCGTCCTTCATAGGCAACGTGACATTCTTGGCCTTGTTGGGGGTGAACAGGTCTAATACCGACCGTGCTGCCTCCTGCCCTGCTTTATCATTGTCGAAACAGATGACGACATTATCAAAAGTCTCTAGCCATTCGAGGTTGGCTTTGATGTCTTTGGCTGCGCCGGCTGCTCCGGATCTAATGCTGACTGCTGGCCATTTGCCGTCGAACATTTCGTTGACAGCCATTGCGTCCGCCTCGCCTTCTGTGACCGTGATGTACTTACCGCCACTCTTGAATGCCTGCTGGCCGAACAACCCCGCATTGTTAAACTCCCCTGTTGCGTAGAATGATTTATTGGCTACAATCCGAACCTTAGTGCCTGACATCGTTCCGGTATCTTTGTCGTGGTAGGGATAGTGGTGCTTAGATATTGTACCGTCCGTCCCGTATTCAACTGTGACACCATAACGCTGCGCTGTTTCCTGATTGATCCGCCTGTCGGATATTGCTGCTACTACGCCTGTCATTTCTAGTGACCTCGCTGGTCTGCTGTGTATCTTTGTAACTGTGCCGTCGCCTCTCTCGTAGTGTGAACAGCCGCCTGAGAAACAGACGGCGTGTCCATCGGAGTACCTAGCCAAGTTGTCGGATGAACCACACGCTGGGCACGGCTCATGTTGGACAAATGTGGACTCCGCTGCCATTAAAAGTCCTCGCCAGCTTCAGCTTCCGCCACTTCCAAGACCTTGATTTTGTTGAGGTAGGTGGATGTGCCGTGGACTGGGTGTGGCTGACCTTCAGCCCACAACAGCCTGACAGTTGAACCCCTGCCAATCCTACCCATAAAGGGTTGACCTTCTGCGTCGAGCACTGGTACATCGTACTTGGTGCTGAACTTCCGCTGCTTGGTGCCTTCATACTCTCGCAGTTTGACACCTTTTGCCGCTAGGTCATCCGCTGCTGAGTCTTCGAGACTAATCACGACGGAATATTTACCTGTGGACTGACCCTGATACATTTCGTGGGTGTCTAGGTTCTCAAATGCTAACTTACCTTCTACTACTGCCATAACAATTACCTTTTAGGTTGGTTGCGGGTACTTAAGTACCCTTTAGTGTTTAACTTTAATGATTATTCTAAAACTTTTCTTGGCTTACTTAAGTATTATAAGTCATATTGACTAGACTGTCAACACTATTCGGATCTAATTCTAAAGTATTTCCAGACCCGTCGAATAGTGCCTCGTTGGAGTGCTGTGAACATATCCCACAAAGGTCAAGAAAAAGGTTGACATTTACAGGGTCTCTCTTTTTAAGCTCATATTCCGTCAATATCTGGTCGCAGGCTTTGCATCTACTCATTACTAAATACCTTTTTATGTTCGTGAATCACTAGGTCAACGCTCTGCGCGTGATAATAAGCCCTTACGCTGTCCTCTACCCGCTGTTTTGCCTCATCCAGTGTCATGGTGTACATCTCATGATCAACTAACTCCTGAATCATGTAGGGAACTGCGTCCTCAATAGGTTTATAGTCGTAGCCTATCCATTCTTTTATTTTACTCATTCGCTATCGTCCTCTGTAAATGTATATGGGTTACCGTAGCTAATTATAACACACGGTAGCCGTATGATACAACCCATGAAAGGCATGGCCTCCGTTTCCCCTGTAAAGGCGTTGTATGTCCAGACAGCCATTGAATCACAAAATTCTATATCAATGCCCGTGCCTGTGCGCCACTCTATAGACAGGTGCTTTCCCCATAATATCCAGCTCATACCCTGCTCCCATGTTTGTGCATTAGACCTGCCACAAAGCCTTTCGCAAAGCTTGTGCGGGACTCTACGGCCTCTCCTGACCCTACCCCAAAGCCTCTCAAGTATTCGTCCCCTGTGGCGCTGAGAGGCAGGCTCTCGTCTATCCTCTCTTTTACAAAGACACCATCGACCATTTTACCTTTGCGATCTTTTATATCCTCGTAGGCATGACTGAGACAATCAAACAAGCTCAACCCGTTGCGCTCTGCGATGTTGATAAGGACTACCAAACAGTCCCCTATATCATCAATCACCGGCTGAGATAGCAATATATTGGTCTCTAGCTCTTTGACCTCTTCGACCAGTTTGGTGTGTTGTGCAGCGTCTGTGCTGCCCGCTATCAAATTGCGGTCTCTGTGCCACAGCACTACCCGCATTTCTAACTGTTCCAGATTGTTCATGTCATATCTCTACCTGTTGTTTGTATTTATAATCCGCGAGTGCCTCGTCAATCTCCCATTGCTCCAAGTGGATTGGCTCGTCGTCCCATGTCAAATGTTCGTCGCCGTGTGATTCCATTGTGTATACCTTTAATTTATAATTGATGTGATAGTGTACGCTATTGCATACCCTAATGCAAAACCTATTGAGAACCTTATTATTGTGCTAATCATACGCCATACCTCGCAATCATAGCCCAATTGAGAAACGTAAACATGGCGACGACACCCAATGACAGTGACAGATAAACCACGCCGTCCGCTATATGTTGCTCTATTCGTTCCTGTTTCTGTTTCTTAAGTAATGCGCTGTTTCCCTTGTAATTGTTTAACATTGGTTTAACCTCCTACGGCTATCAAGTTTTTGTATTGTTTGGCCATCTTGCGACCGTGGGCAATATATGCCACTACTTTGATATCTTTATTCCAACACTGGCGACATTTCTTGCATTTGCCGTCTTGGTCTCCCGCTGGACATACTGACAGCGCCGAATGGCTGTGGCTGATTGTCTGGATGATTGTGGAACTATTGCGGGCGTTCTCTATTACTTCACCGTTGACGCCGTCACTGGACAATCTGACAACCACGTTGTCGAGAGAATCCATAGCGGCCAACACTGGCCCAAACTTGTCGAACTTGTGCATCCTAGTGGGTAGCCAGTGCTTGCACCACGGAGTCAATTGCATGACCTTTAGCACCTTTTCAGCTAGTGCTAGACTGTATAGGTCGCCACTATCGAACCAGCGAAAATAGCGCTCTGTGTCCAGTTCCTCTACCATTTCATCAACCCATTCGTCGCGTTTCCAGTCTTGTTTATTGCTTACCCGTGGCGCTTTAACATTCGGGAACCTATAGTTCCCATCCGTGGCGTAGCAACCTACGCACGCGGGCACTAGGTCGCCGTTGCTGTCAGTTGAAGCGGGGCAAGTATCAAGAGCTTCAAGGCTCCAAGACTTACAGGGCATTTTGCTAGGCTTGCTTAATCTAATCATCTTATATAGTCCTATTGACATTATTAAAATTGTTTTAATGGTAGCCACTCTATGCGAATGACTACGATAAAGCAACTAATTATTGCTGCCTCTCACTTGTAACCTCCCCATCTTAACCAAGCGTAACGCGGTTTCTGGCAAAATTTTCCTATCTCATCGAAACCCAGCACAATGCTCCCATCTAAAGGGTTGGTGCCTGCTTCATATTCGATGAGTTCCCAACCCGCTTTAAACGCTTTGACTTCTTTAATATCTTCAATAAGTCGAACTTGCATAATATATTCACCTCTATTTGGTTTGCCCCTTGCGGGGCGTTTATCGGTTTAATTTATTTTCCATACTGCTAGAA